AATTGCTATGTACCCCATTACATGATACCCTATTTCAATTCCTTAGAGGGTTACCTGCTGATGCAACCTTTAATCAGGATTTAGCATGCTCTAAGATTCAGGCCTGGACTACAGAGAAAGGGCTTGAGCTTTATTCTTGTGATCTCACTGCAGCTACTGATAGATTGCCCACACACATCCAATCTTTTGTACTACAGTCGTGTACTGGAAATGCAACCTTAGCCTCCTCATGGATTAAGATGTTTGTGGACCGTGGTTACTTCTCTACCCATGTTGATAGACCTATCACATATAACTGTGGGCTACCAATGGGCTCTAAGTCCAATTGGGCTATGTTAGCGCTCACACACCATGTGATAATTCAGATCGCTGCTGAGAGAGCGGGCCAGAAAGGCCTTTACACTAAGTACGTGGTATGTGGTGATGACTCTGTTATTACAGGATCTGCTGTCAATGAACAATACCAGATCATAATGAAGAACCTCGGTCTCACAATAAATGTGGAGAAGTCTGTCTTTTACACTCCTGGCCTTAAGAACGCGGGCGAGTTCTGTAAGAGAGTTTTCGTCGAAGGGCTTGAGCTAACTGCATTCCCGGCTAAATTAGTTGTCAAGACTGCGATGAACGGGAGATTATGTCCCCAATTACAGAATGAGCTTGTCAAGAGAGGATCGTTGGTACCGGATAGTATCTTATTCGATTTCTTCGCTGCCTTGATTGATAAGGAGTCACTAGAATTTATGCTAATCTTGAATGCAATTCCGAGTGAATTATCGGGTTTAACATCTCCCGTTTCACCTCCTGGCCCTGTCTCTGATCCGTCAATGTGGTTTAGTCCTGCGCACAATGTTACAGTCAGTGATATTAAGCAGGCTTATCTCTTTGTTCTGGTAACAGAGCAACTTAAGAGACTTGATGTTCTCTTAAGACAGACAGACCTTATACACCAAGCTATTAAAACGAACGCGATTGGTTTCGCGGCACCGACCTTTGAAGGTGTCAAGGTTACTCTGAAGGATAAGACTGTGG